GGCAGTGAGTACTGTGCAGCAAGAGGAAAAGGAGCCAGAAGTCATTGTAGAGACTGTTGTTGAGACGAAAGTGGTGAACTTTAGCCAGGGGAAATGCGAACTCACCGATGACGAGCGTGCTCTTGCAGAGCAGATCGTTGCTTGTGAAGCAGGTGCTGATAGCTTAGAAGGTCAGATGGCTGTGGCTCAATGTCTTTATGATTCTGCTGTGATTGATGGGATTACAATACAGGAAGTCTTTAAGAAGTATGGGTATAGTACCTTATATAATAGGAATGTGATGGCAGAGAACGAGCTGGCCGTATCTATGGTGTTTGACTACGGCGCTAAGATTTCGGACAAACCTATTCAATGGTTTGTAACCCCGGCGGCAGCTCCCGGCAGTTGGCACGAGCGAGGAGCAACATTTGCTGGACAATTTGGCGCACACAGGTTTTATTATGACGCGAAGCTGGTTGTGGATGATGCTGAGTAAATGGCATCATCTAAAATTTCGATAAATAATACAACAAAAAGATGTGTAATATATTGACGAAAACAAAAAGATGTGTATAATATATCTTGAAAGTTGTTTATGTGAGCGGAAGGCGGTATTTCAATGAGTGAGAAAAAGGTTTTGGAAATTATACAGGTTGAAAACTTTTTGAAGTACATAAGAAAAAAGCGAGTGTGGGTCTGCTTTATTTGTAATGGTGTGGATGTTCACATGATCTGCAAGAAGATGAACGATATTGGTGTAGAGACACATGGGATTGTCAAAGGCATTGGATTTTTTGGAAACGAAAGTCATGTTGAGCTGCGGCAAGAATGCTACGAAGTAAGGAGGGTTGAGTTTAGGCCGGGCGATAAAGAGAAAGCGTATGAGATGATCTTCGATAACACCAGCGTGTTCGTATCAGAGAATCCAGAGTTGTACGGGCACTAAAAATATTTTCGAAAACCTATTGACTTCTGTAAAGGTATCCTGTATAATATAGCTATGGAACGGAGCTACACTATTATAGAGGAGAAAGACTATGGACAACAATATTGACCCAAAGGTCGGAGAGGTTTGGTTGGTTGATCTATCCAATGCGACAGGTCATCAGCAGCGCGGTATTCGACCGTTCGTTGTGACGAGTAACAATAAGCGCAACTTCTTCAGTCCCACAATCAAAGGGAATCCGTTGTCTTCCAGAACATACAAGCGTTCTCCGGTTCATGTCCTGCTCTCAAAGGAAGATTGCGATTTCCTAGAGGTTGACAGTATCGTTCTCTGTGAAGAGACTGACACACTTAACAAAGGGCAGTTTATCAAAAAGCTTGGTGTCTTGTCTGAGCGTCATATGAATATGATCGCAATGGCCAGATGCAAGGATGAACCGTTTTTGATCTCGGCGTTCGTGAGCGGCGTACAACATACTATGGAATTTCAGAATTTTGCCGCATTTGCTTGATTTTTTATAAGGGTTAATGGTACACTACATATAATAAGAAGGAGTGTGCCATTATGCTTACTGAAGAAAAGATCAACGCTTTTGCTGAAAAGTATTCTGATAGAAGCGGCGAGTTTGTTATATCGACACTTAACCATGTTATGGACTACGAAGCGGAGTGCGGGTATGAGCTATTCGACTTCACAAAAGATGATTTTGTAAAGATGTTTGCCAAATACAATTGGGTAAACTCAAGTCGTTCATTCAGAAATGTGAAATCGATAATCACTGGTTATATCAAGAACGAAAATCGTACAAGCATGTATGATTTGGCTGAATTCTCAGAGAGCGATGTGAGTTCAGACAATATGTACGAGGACAAGTATTTTGCATCGGTTGATGAGTTTGTTGGTTTCTTAAACAAGTATGAAGAAGCGTATCAGATTCGTATGAATGTGATTGCTGTTTTGTACTGGATCGGTCTTACTTCTAGTGAGGTTTCTAATCTAACAATTAACGATGTAGACTTTGAATCTCGTACTGTCCTCGATAGGACTGATGTTGACGCAAGGTTGATGGATATCATCAAGCAGTGTTATGAAATGAAACAGTATGATGCGCCCAATATGGGAGGATACAGAACATTTTATGTCATAAATGGTGATTACATTCTTCGTAAAACAGAGGATAGAACTGGTGTAGACAGCGACCCGAAGATGTCTGTAAATACAATCCATAGTTATTTTGTGAGGCTGAATGACATTCTCGAAAAAAGACATCATACAAAGATTTTAGATCGAAGACATCTGACCAGAAATGGTGAGTATGTGAAGGTCTACGATTACTGTAAGAGTAATTCAGAGTTCAACCTTGCGGAGCTTAGTT